TAGGGGGGCAGATTGTTGTAAGGGCCATAGAAATTCTACAGGTCCAAAACCGTGAAGGTTCACGTGTTAAGTTCACTTAATCCATATTTTATGAGTTCTGCGTCTCCGACGCACCTAAGTGCAAGGAGTGATTTCAATTGGTAATATTGGGTAACCAAATTGAATATCGTCGCGCGCTGCTAAGTACTCAACGGAACTAGCGTTGGGTACAGCGCTGGGTACAACGTCAATCATCATATAGCTATTGCCAAATGAGGTGTCGTTGATGTAGCGGTAAGGCCACGGTGATGCTTGAGGAACAGTTATTCTCGCCACTTTGTCTGGCGGTGTATTATAACTTATCCCTCCTAGTGATCGGAACGTGCTACGCGATCCTGTTTGGAACGTGTAGCCGAGGTTTTCTGCTGGGACAGATACGCATCTATATCTGTAACCTCCTGATTGGAACAAGAAGGCTTGACGCCATGATCCATAATAGGTGTGTCTGAATCGCCAGTATGATGAATACTGGGCGGTGTGGGTACCGGCTCCAAAGCCTGCCCACAAATCCAATGTCTCGGATGACACTCCATAATACGGAGCAGGTGTTCCACTTACAGTTGAGCTAATAAGAGGGGCATATCGTTTGCATATGTCCGTTATTGCTCCGAGTTGGTCGGAGAGACACAAACCATTATCAGTTTGTAGCTCTACTCCTTCTCCTATAGGTGGAAATTCAGTTTCTCTGAACATGCTCCCGATCGAGCACTGAGCTTCTGTTTCCTCTTCCTTCTTGTTGGGTGTTGTGCTTCCCCATTCTGCGTCTGCGGGTATTCTAGGGACGGCAAACTGTATGTCGTCGCCGCCTGCTACCCACACCACTACATAAATTTTGGGTGAAGCGGAGTTATCCGTGGACACCACGTCGGAAATCGTTGTTATCTGCAAATAAGGATCTTGGGTTTGTGACCACCAAAGATCGTTCAACCATGGGCACGTAAACGTGTCAATAGTATCTCCTTTTACATCGATAACACGCGACAGTCCTGCTGTGTAATCTACCGGATAAAATCCTCCTGTTTGCGTTCCATTAAAGTACTGGATCACAAACCGTGTAGTGATAAAAGATGATGTGAAGAACTGAATCATCACCTTGATTGAACCACGCCAATATCCCGAATTAATATATGCGTAGTCGAGGGGCTTCTTATGAGTTGTCCCGGTTGGATGAAGTTGAATAAGCTGCATCTGAGACGTTTGCGCGTTAGCCGAGTAAGTTGCGTAGTAAGATGAACTTCCTGCGCAAATTCCCGGAATACGAGCATAGTCTGAGACAGTCATACCTTTACTTTGGGGCATTCGTGAGATTCCTGGGTCTAAGTACCTTTGTTTGTGAATTGAATAGGTACAATTAGAATCTGGCACGTCTGCAGCAAAGGCATCTTTCCAAGGTTCTTGTATCATTATCGACTGGTCTTCAGCTGTGTCAGGTTTGTCTAAAAACAATCCTGCTAAGCCTAAACCAGCGTCAAGTAGATTGGATACTGCTCCGAGCCCGGCGCCTACCGTTCCAACGACTGATTGGGTCACTGAATCAATAGCACCGGTCGCACTCTTCACAGCACCATCCACGGGGGACATGTCTAGTCCTACCTTGGGTACTTTGACCGTTAGCTTTCCTTTCTTCATCTGGGCTTCTATCCTCCCCTTACCGTCCGGTATATTTAATATAACCGGGGTAGGGAACGCTTCGTGTATCATCTTCATGATAAAAGCCCTCTTTTCTGTACGGGACATTGAGAACCAGAATTTTCTGGAAAGTACAATTCGAATGTCCATTTCATCTGTCTCTTCTTCATCCGAAGACTCTTCCTTTTTCTTTTTCTGTTTTATCTTTCCTTTTGAGGATTAAGCGTCAGTACGCGTCACAGGGGGTGGCACGAACATATCCGCAAGGATCCTCATCGTCGATTCATTTGCATACTGCAGTAGCTCTGGCGTAAGCTCCACTTCTACCGTGCATGTTATTTTCAATTTTCCTTGTGACGATTGAGCCTCAGTAATATTAGTTACTTCTTGCTCATCCTTTTCCTTTCCTTTCTGGCCTATGATAGGAAGTTTCTTGCTCTTTGACTGCATCTCTGTTTGCAAGAATCTCTTCTTTTTCATACCAGCAAAGGTCAAGGTTCCTGCTGGGTTACTTAGAACGACGTCAGTCAGACGTGCCCATACCTGCACTGATACTGTCTCTGCAGCCGACGCCGAAGCGACGGTGAGAGGGCATAGTACATCTAGGTCCACGCTTGCTGCTTGTGTAGAGCCGGATTGGATATCTGCGATGATCATCCACGGCTCTGGGTACAAATAGTCCATTTTCTTAATAACCGCATTAGAAACCTGCGCTGATATTATTGTAGGGTCCAATACTGCTCGCTCATCAAAACGTTGTCCTGTAACAAACGTTGGGAAGAGCGATACCATCAAAGCTCCGTAATAAAACTGGGTCGCATTAATCCTTATAGTCACCTCCACGCCTGCACGCATGTAAGTAAACTGATTTAGGATCGATGCATTCCTAGCCGCATTAGTAAGCAATTGATATAGATCGTAGCTTTGCAGTAGGCCCGCTGAGGCCGATGTCCAATTGAGAGTTCCTATTAGAATTTCTCGCTCTAGAATTTTGGTGTCTTGAAACTCACCGACACCCTTAGCGATTGCCATAACGTTAGGCGGTGTCTCAGTTGAATGTGTTTGCCCAACCTCGCCAAATGATAGCGTAGGTGTTTGAAATAGCGTTGTTTGCGCCATTTCCGTCAGCTCCTGAGGGGCTGCTGACTGTACTGATTCTGTTGTTTGTCTTTGTGTTTCGGTAATTCCATTTAAAGTGGCAGACGTCCGGAATTGAAACGTGGCCGTGTGTAAGATTGCGCCTCAATTAAGAGTTGCCCCATCATACGTTGGGGGTATTTCTGTTGCCGGGTACCATCCCGTATCTCCCAGACAAGGGGAGACCGTCTCGAGGCAGTTTATACTCATGCCCAGGAGGGGACCACGGTTTTACACGTAGTCAGCTCGACGCATGACACGCATGTCAGCGTAGCTCATCAGCTTGTAGTTGCCTCCTAATAATTGCTGTTTGGAGGCCCAAACATATAGCTGGTTGTATTTCTTCTCTCCATAATGAAATCCCTCTAAGAGCAGGGAATCCAATATAGATTGAATAATATCGCGGTTAGGGTCTTTATTTACCCAAGCGACCATGTCATACATGCTCCTCTCTTCAAGGGGAGCCATTATGCCAATCTCGCCGTCCACGAATCTCCTCTTCAGGTACTGTATCTCACCAATTTCTAGACTTCTGCGATCGTCTTTGAAACATGATGTGTACGTCATCCCAAAGGTATCCTTAAAGTACCGCGCTAGATATGTCATATCGTACGCTGCGTACTTCTCCTCAACTCCGACGACTGAATCATCGCCGGTGAATGAACAGGGTACATCTCTGAACTGTCCCTGCGGGTAAAGGGCAAGGAAAGCTTGTTTATGTAGCCACCAATTAACGAAAGAGTTAAATAGCGACGTTATATAGCTTCCACTATTGGTTCCCCAAGGTCTGAGGTACCACGTTCGTCCATATACGTGCCAACCTAGGAAGGTTGCTCGTATAACCCACTCAACTAGGTACGGATCAATTAGGCCAATCGTTAGCAACAGACACATTTTTACAAATGCGTCTAGTGCTTCGTTTTTAACCGAAATGTCGTACCCGTTAAAATCTCCTGCGAGAATTTTGTTAAGTATTTCTGCTTTTCCTCCGAGTCGTGCGAATAGCTGTCCCCAATCCACTGAATGTGGATTGAGGCCTAAAGCGCACGGTCCTCCTACTGGGTCTCCTTCTAGCTCAACTATTAGGGTGCCCAGGACCATGCGTTGTATCACTAGGAAATCTAAATCTCCTGCAGTGAACAACCTGGTTTTTCCAAGCCTAACTCGTTCCCCGTCTCTCAACTCGTCTTTCAACGTGTCCTCGAATACTGGAACTATTAGCTTCTTCTCTCTTATTGATTGTAATTTGTTCATGACTGAACAATACAAGAGAGGGTGTACAAATGGTTTTCCTTCTTTATCGTAGAATAACGTCTTCCTTGTGAATCCCATCTTCTTATAAAAGTAGCCGACGCCGGTTCTTTTATCAAGTGATGGTATCAGTCCGGGAACTCCATGAATTGCCTCAAAAGGTGTCAACTGTCTTACATTATGTCTGTTATACGTTTGTGGCGTAAATTCTAGTAAGTCAGTATCAATCAATTTTGGTTTTCCATGGTAGTATTGCTGTCCTATCTTCTCAAAGGCATTAGTTGCTGGACTAACCCCGTCGACAGGTCTCAACATTGCTGGTTCACTATCCGTTGCCGGGAAAGGGAAATCAGTCATGTCGAAATCTGATTGACGGAGATTAGTATCTCCTATTATGTACGTTCCGTGCTTTGCCTCCGTCACTCCCAGAACTTGTAGTCCTGGCTTCATAGTTCCCGTAGTCATTTCTGCTGTTATCGGGTCCACTATGGTCTCGTAATCAGGGGCATACTTCTCCAAATCTGATCTTAGTATAGTCACTCCATGTGACGTGCTAGTATGCCTATTACCCGCCATATGAATAGCGAATATCTGTCCTGTTACGTTACTACAATAAGCTGTTCCACACATGCCTTTATAGTTTGGTACTTGTCCGAACTCCATATCAGCTTCAAACGACTCATAACCTGTAATCTTTACTGTGGTTATTTTATTCGAGTACTGCGCTGTATTGGTAACGCTGAATGTTGGGTAGTCAATAAATGGGTTTATA